CTAAGATTATTCTTTGTATATTTCATTTTAATTATATTTAAGTTTGTTTAGTTTTTAAAGGCGTGTATAGTTCATTATCTATACAATAATGTTCCATAATGTTATTTTCATCATCTGTAATATCATAGCAACATCTGTCGCATTCGTCTTTGTAGTAATCTTCTTCAATGTTGAATTGGTGGAGTCTTTCCTCTAATTCTTCGAGGTTGTCGCTTTCGTAGTAGGTGCGGTCTAATATTAAGGCAAATTTTCCGTTTTTCCATTGCTCAATATATCCGCCAAAATTATCTCCGTGGAACTTCTCCCAATCAAAACCCCATTTTTTTGATGGGTCGATACATTCTTCAATGGTATGTTTTCCGTAATAAATGATAAAAATTGTTGTTTCTTCATCTCCTGTATCGTACACCCATTTAACAAATTTATTGTAGGGGGCAATTTGTCTGTTTTTTCTTAATTCTTGAATAGTCATATTTATTTAGGTTTAAAAGTTATAAATAAAATTTTCTAAGGATAGCAACAAGGCTAAAAATAACGTGGCAAAAGTGCCGAAGCCAATAAGTACTAAAATTTTAAAAAGTGTTTGTTTCATCTTGTTTAATTTAAAGGTTGTATTTGTCTGTTGTGGGTTTTCCACATGACAAATATAAGGCAAAAAAATCAGCTTTACCAAACGTTTTTCTCTAAAATTGTGGATAAAATGTTAATTTATAATTAGTCTAAATAAACAAAAAAAGGGAATCAAAACTGACCCCCTATTGAATTTATACCTATTGAATTCACATTCCCCTATTGAATTCACAGCCCTATTGAATTTACGATTGTAGCTTTATAGCTTCGCAATGCTCGTAGCAATCTGAACAAATTTCTGTTTCGATTGGCACTAAAGGAGCTCCACAGCAGTTACTTACTATTTCTTCCATCTTCTATCTGTTTTAATTGATTAGTAAAATCTTGTTCTGTTTGTATAAACACAAAAGTGCCTATACTGTTTTTTTCTATTTCAGATAATGAACAGCGTTTAAATCCTGATAGTCTAAAATGTTTTTCTATTTTATCCTCTCTAAAACCACCTACATTAAATGAACACAAATCATTTCCCTCTTTATCTTGTACTCTTATTCTCATTTTCTATTGAATTTATATATTGTTTCTCTAATTTACTTAAAATGTCCGTGAACTCTTTAGTTGAAGATCCGTATTGTTTTCTTTTGCCAATATAATAAGCAAGAGCCTCTTCTATCCTTATGAATTCTTCTAACGTTATACTGAGCTCCATCACATTGCTTTTAGGTTCTCAAACTTGTTTAATAACTCACTAGCCTCATCTACTTTGTCCCAGTCGTTTAGTTGGGTGTATTTGAGTCTATAATCCCATATTAGATTCTCTATTAAATCTATATCGTTATTGGTTAAAGCCACATTGACTTTTTCGGTGGTGTTTGGTGTTCGTATCATAACTTATCTATTTTTACTTTAACAAATTCCTTTATTGAGTCAACTTCCTCATTACCTATCCAATTGATAAATTGATAAGGGTCTACCTCCACCGCATAAAAATCTCCAGTAAAATTAGACTCAAATTCTATATACATTCTATCCACAACATCGCCCTTCTTAGTTATTTGAGGCAATGATAACCCCACCATCTCAACGTGGTCATACTGTCTGAAATCAAGTTGACGCTTTAATTGTTTAGCTCTAGCCTTAAACTTGTCCTTAATCTCTGTTAGCTTTTGAACCTCCCATTCAAGATCGCTAATTCTGTCTGTTCTATTTCCCATTGTTTCGTTCTTTTATCATTTTAATAGCACTAAGAACTGCCTTAACATCATTCCAATCCTCGTCAAATTGACTAGCTAACATCTGCGTATAGGATTTTACATTTCCTACTTTAAAGTGCCAACATTCATTTGTTTCTGAATTATAAGTCCTTACCTCCATAACATCTCCGTTTTTTTCACATTCCTCAGTAATTTGATCGTGCTTTTCGACAAGAACCTCTTCTAAGTGTTTTAAGTATTTCATATTATAATTATTTTGCTAGTGATATATTTTGAATTGTGTTTAGATTGATAGTCCTAAAGCTATCCTTCCCCATATCGAATACTACTAAGTAGCCTCTTTCAAATGGGTCGTACTTTAATCCTTTACCATTCACTCCCTTCTTAACTGAGATTCTAGCGTTCATTTTACGGAGCTCTCCATCTTTCTTCATAAACTCTACTGAGAATATCTTCCCATTACTGTTTCTGATTAAGTCTCTGTAATACTCTTTTTTACTTGTTTCCATAATCATTGTTTTTAGTTTATTGAATCTTGATATCTCATACTATCTTCTTCTTCTCTTATTGTTATCACTTTACCTGACAACATAATAATTGAAGTCGACCTATCTTCTAAAGCCCAAGTTGGTATATCATCAAAAACCTCATCTGGTTCGTGGCTATACCATCTGTCCCCACAACAATCACAAGACTCGTTAAAGGAATATTCCCCATACTCATCTTCAATCTTAGCAAATATGTCCTCAGCATCAACTTCAGAATTAGCTTCTATCAACATATTAGCATCAACTCCTAGCTTACTATCTCTAAGGAAATATCCCCCAGAATTATTCTGCCTGAATAAATAAAACTTTGTTTCCATAATTATCTTGTTTAAAAATTATAGTGCAATATATAAATTATTTTCCATCTGCCAAAATATTTATAAAAAAAAGAGGAATAATTTTAAACTACTCCTCTTTACCTACTAAACAAATAATTATATCAAATATGAAAAAACATTCAATTGCAATATATAATTTATTTTTAATATTGGCAAATATTATCTAATAATATACATTCCTTTAGGAACTGACCTAGTTAAAAGATATTGAATTCCGTATCGACTAGCATCAATCAGGTGGTTATAGCGATCGATTGGCTTTACTCCTTTTATATCCCAAACATAGTTATTGAATTCCCTTACAAGGTTCTCCCCATCTACATTTATATTATAATCCTGCATAAGTGCTATCCCACTTACAATAGACCCCTTGAATTTAATTGTAGGGGTAATGTTAAGAGGTATCTCTTTCATCTTCATCTCAGATAGTAGTCTGGGTTCTGAATTGTCGGCTACTATTAAATTTCTACCTGCAAACCTAACACAAGCATCGTATATCTGGGAGGTTATTAAACCTTTCTTATATAGATGTTCTTTTAGCCAAATAATCTTTCGCTCTTTGTCTATGGCAATCTCTACAAGCCCAGTAGGATCATTCGAGAAACCAAAGTCTAAACCAAATATTGAATCTATTTCGTTATTGAATTTACCTACTTGCCAATTAGTAAAGACAACTCCCTCTGCTTTCTGTAGCCAACCTCCCATTATCTGGTGGTGGTATTTCTTAGGGTTCTTTTTCTCCATTGACTTGAGCTCCTTTACAAATGAAGGGGACAGATTCTCTTCATTATCTAAATAGGTAGTGTGGATATAGGTAACCCCATCTCTAGTCCCATTAAATCCATCTGGGATGTTTCTATTCTGGAAAAACCTTTGATATATCCAATGTTCTTTTGTAGTGGGGTTTAGAATCAATATACATCTATTTCGTACTCCCTTAGCCCTAATAGAATAGTCAATCTTATCAAACGAACTCTCATCGTTTAACTCTTCTGCCTCATCAAGAACAAAAGTATTTACCCCTTGAATTGACTTTAGCTTTGCAGTCTGGTCTCCTGAGGCTGTCTTAATCCCACTAAAGTAGATAGAGCTCCCAGTTAGCTTATTCCGTATTTCCGTTTTGGTTATGGCAAATTGATCCTCTACCCCCATTATACTAAGTTTCTCCCTAAACTCAGGAATGATACTCATCTCAGCACTACTCATAGTATAACGAGTAAACAAAGTCTTAGTATTCCTTTCATAAGTCAACAAAGGTAAAAAGGTGTTAACTGCGAAAGACTTCCCAGAACCTCGACCTCCTGTTATTACGAAGTATCTACTATCACTATCGAATAATGCTTGGTACTTTGGATGGAGTTCTATTTTATTCGCCATAAGTCAAAAAGCTCTAAAGTTACATAAATGTTTTGGCACTCTATAAAATTCGTCAGTCCCATAACGATGAGAAGTATTCACATCACATTTCTCAAAATATTCTTCTCTATAGATAGTATCGCTATCACAATAAAGAAATGAATTACATTTTTTAGATAAAAGAAAGTAATAAAACACTCCCTCTTTAGCGTATTTTCTTTTACGCTTTAAAAACGATACAGTATCAAATGGATAGGTATCTTCACTTTCAAAATAAGTATTTTTTACCTCAACCTCTATTCGATATTTTCTACCATCCTTATAACATACTAAATCTATATCGAAATCTTCTTGTTCCTTAAATTCACATTCTATCCCTTTAGATTCTAAATATCTAATAACTTTTTTTATTGCACTATCATTATTGGCATCATAAGAATCCTGTCTAAACACACCTGCTCTAGTTCTAGCTACCTCCATAAATCATTCTCGGTTAAATACTTTGGACAATAACAAGGGAGTAGATTGCCAATCATTATATGGTAAAATAACACTCCCTCTCTATTCGATTGATTCTCCACCATCTTTAATAAAGTTATAATTGTTAAAGTTATCCTTCCACTTCCCAGATAAACTAATTCTCACACTCTGCATATCTCCTGTATTCTTAAATATAAAGAACCCATTGTAATAAGTAGAATAAATTGCAAAGTAGTCTACTAAAGTTGTAGTATAAAGTTGCTTATTGTTTTGAATTGGAACTTGTATATTAGGATCTTCTTTTTGAGGATGTTTCCCAGAGGACTTTATCTGGACTTTAAACAGTCCATTATTTGTATCAACAATACAATCATAGGTAGAAGAGTCTAAGACTGGTTTACTAACTATATAACCTCGCTTAGTACATTCAGCAAAGAATAGCAATTCTCCAAAACACCC